ATATAAATAAAAATATAAATAAAAATATAAATAAAAATATAAATAAAAATATAAATAAAAATATAAATAAAAATATAAATAAAAAAAGTATATGCATTATTTGTAATTAATTAAACATCTTTTTTATTCAAATAAGATCGCAATCCTTGTACAATACCACCTTGTTCCTTATGAAAATCATTATGGTCAAGAATAGGCGTATTCTTTTTTGTTTCAGGTGTACTAAACAAAGGAATACTTTTGGATCCAGGAACCAAACGTATTTCACGGCGTTTTCTATATAATCTTTTTTTATGTGATCTTCGTTTATGTGACATTTTAACTGTTTTGCGATGTCGATGATGTCTAGTTCTACTCATTATATATAAAATGAATAAAATAAAATAGGTTAATATAGTTATTTTCTTTTCATCTGTTTAACTAACAAATGAAAAAATATAAATTAACCCAAATAAATGAATTTACCTATTCAATAAAAGTTCTAGGGTCTACGCGCGCTCCCCTTTATGAATGCATGAAAAAAATGATTAAGGGATCTTTTTATGATGAAGAAATAGATAGTTTATTTTTTGCTGCAGAAACAGTTGCAACCTTTGAAGACTTCATAAGCGCAAATCATCAAAATAGTCAAAATAGTCATCATTATAATAACATTAAAATGATAGATGAACTAACAAAACAAATAATTTACTTGAAGAAATTAAATTATGGATTTTATGGTTTCGATATACAAGACATCATTGTAATAAATAATGATAATTATATTTTTTGTTCGGCAGATTATTTAGTACCGTTAATAAATGAAAAAATAGTTTTTTATTCCCCCATTAATATACCCTATTTTGGAAGCCCCGAGATACTATTAATAAATGTTTTACCATCACAAATCGATTACAGATGCGCATATTATAGCCTGGCTACATTGTTAGTATATTATTTGACAAAGGAATATTTGTTAGTTGGTAATGAAGTAAAAAGCGACACAGAGATAGAAAAAATTTTGACACCATTGCAAAATACAAAACTGTATTGGTTTTTAAAAAGATGTTTATATTTAGAAAGCGATAAAAGGCGATTATTATTAATATAATAAAAATGCATGAATACAAACAACGTGAATATAAACAACGTAAAAATAAACATAACCAAAGTAATAATATGGGGTCATCCATTACATTCTCATACACATAGTTATATCCATTATGGTTTTTATAAAGCATTTTCTCATTTAGGATATAATACTTTATGGTTGGACAATACAAAGGAACTAACAACAGATCTACAATCAAATGAAAATATATTATTTATTACGGAAGGTCAAGTAGACCAATATATTCCAATAATAAAAGGATGTTATTATTTGTTACACAATTGTGACTTGACAAAGTATAGAGATGCACCTATTCATATATTATTGTTGCAGGTATATACAAAAAAATGTACAAATATTCCTTATATAATTCGGATAGATCGATATATATATTATGATAAAACAACAAGCGAATTTCCCACATTATTTATGCCTTGGGCGACTGATTTGCTTCCAAACGAAATCGAAGAGAATATGAATTTATTAGAAAAATATAAAGGGTTAAATACACTAACAAATCCAAGAGTAGTAAATTTTGTAGGAATGTTGACGCCGGAATGGATGAAGGTAAAGCAATTTTGCTTAAAAAATAATTTATATTTTCGTGCAATTGGTGGTTATAAAGGCGACAATGTTGATACGAATACAAATCAGAAATTAATTCAGACATCATATATAGCACCCGCTATTCAAACAGAATGGCAAGTAGAGAATGGTTATATACCATGTAGAATATTTAAAAATATTTCTTATGGTAAGATGGGTATAACTAATAATCAAACCGTGGCAGAGATATTTAATGGAAATATAATATATCATCCAGAAATAAACAAAACTTTAGATTTGGCTTTGCAATTCGAGAAACAAAATCCTATATTTAAAAAGTCAAGAATGTTGTTTTTGATGGAATATGTAAAACAAAAACACACATATTTAAACCGAATACAAGTAATATTGAATTGTTTTCAAAATTAATTATCTTTGTTTATGATATATGTCATTACAAACGTTTAAAAAAAAATCCATTAATAAATATTCAACTGCTACTAAACGTTCTGGTATTCCTACAAATGATTATTGGATATATGCAGGTCCTTTTGGAAGAAAGGGCAGTCTATCTTCCACCATTTTATTAAACAGTATAATAGGTCCAAATGGTGAGACCGGTGCTGCTTACACTGCTACGAATGCAGGGTTTTCGATAAACGGCGCCTATCGTAATCGAGGTGGAGTTGGTCAAAATATGAAATTTAGCAAAAGTCACACGCCATATCGTGGAGTGTATCCAAAGGGATGGGGTGGACTATTAGGTAAGTATCCAGACGGTCCAGATAACGTTGTCTTAAATATTTTGCCCGTATCCACAGGAGTAGCAGTCCAGAATTCATGGGTCAAACCATCTGTGCTGTCGACAAAGGGCATGTTGGAACGTACTTATAGATGGATCCATTCGGGTCAATATCCAAATTATTGGGTGCAGCCTGTTTACACAGGAAATCAGACCGACACCGCAAGTCAATGGCTCTACATACAAAATAAGGCGGCCAAGAATGATTGTTGGTTTGATGTCAACACGCCAGAATTGTATGTTGATTATATTAAAAATTATGGTCCAACAGGCTGTCAAAGTACGCCGGCGCGCGGATACACGCTCGGTATTCAGCAATCCAATGCACCATATACCAAGACACTTTATCAGCCAAGAGATGCAAGTCAATATACAAAGTATGTTCAACGTCCTTGTCAAAATCCGGTCGGATTTCAAAAACCATTCCCTTATGCTGTGCAAACTGGTACTGGTGTTCTAACAGGAGGTATTACGGTATCAAATGTAGCAAGTTCGTGTAATAATTCGGCTACCTATTTGGCGCCACCTGCTTGGTATACTGGTGTAGAAGTGAAGCCAAATGGTCAATATACAACGCTGCAAGATCAATTAAATGCTTTGAAAAACGCAGTAAGCAAAATTACACCGCAGGTACAAGCACAAGTATTTGAACAAATCTTTTTAAATGGCACAGCAAATTAGGTGTGTGATTTCATGACTATCATTTTTTGTACATGTTTTTTTGTGTCTCCATAAGCCGTTGCGCGATTGATAAGTTTTGCTGCAATATGTACATATATATTGGTTGCAACTTTTTGCAACTTTTGCGTCACCAAACGTCACCTTACCATGTTTTGCAGTGAGCATATGCTTGTCAAAACTACTCTTGCGAGACGTATTATAGTCACATAATTTACAGGTGTATGAATTTTGCAACTTTTGCGTCACCTGACCATAAGATGCAGTCATGTCGATGCAGACTTTAGAACCGGATTGTGACGAATTATCGTCAGACAATTTAGTATTGTGCAACTTTTGCAACTTTTGTGTCACCATTTGTCACCTAATTAGTTAATAGAAGATTTCCCTAAATCTTTTTCGGCGAAAAATATAAAAAAATATCGTAACAAAAAAAATCTCTCAAAAATGTTTTTGAGAGCATTATGGTCACATGCCATTTTTTTTGCATTTTTTTGAAACTTTTTTCGACTTTTCATTTTTGGACATTTTAAAAATGTCCAATTTTCAAAACCGAAACACTTTTATGATTCAGAATTTTGCAAAGTTATATATATTAACGTTTTTTAACTTAAAGGCCTTTAAATTCAAAATTAAATATATTATTTGCAACCCAACCGTTTTTCTTTGCGCCGGAACATATGGATATCAACAATATGATTTTTCAAATCGACTTCATCTGCAAAATCATAAAATATTTCTATACCATCATCCGTGTACTTTGGTCTGACATTTTGTTTTTCATTAAACAACAAATGCAAATCTCTTTCAATAATTTGGATTACCTGATCTTTGGTTAGACTAATTCCGGATCCCATTTTCAAGATTTCGAGAGTTCAAGATTTCGAGGGTTCAAGAATTTCGATTATTCCAGTTTTAACACTTTAAAAATGATTATGTAAATTGATTTGCACTAACAAAATTGGATTAAGTAAATTCAATTTTTTGTTAATGCACTCCAATTTTAATAACAAAAAATAAAATAAAATAATAGCATACTTATATATGTCTTGGATAGATACGAGCCAATATGATCAAAGTGATATATGTCCTATATGTCATGAAGAATATGGAACAACTAAAGCAATTTATAAGACAGTGTGTAATCATAATTTTCATAATGATTGTTTAAATGAATACTGTGAAAGTGCAAACGGAGAAATTTATTGTCCAATTTGCCGTGCTGACATAGGATATGCTTGCACAGATGTATGGGCATTTAAAGAAAAGGTGTTAGGAAATTCTAGAGGCGGTCCATTGTTTAATGGGAATAAACACATATTAGAAATTTATAATAATCAAGGCAATCCTACCAAAGGCGGTAGAAGACATAAAAGAATTAAAAAAACTACAAGAAAAAGAAAAAGAAAAATTAATAGAAGAAAAAGAACTGGTAGAAGAAGAATATAACACATTTTTCAATATTTATAATAGGCGTTTCAAATAATGTAAATATATTTTATAAATTTCATATAGAAATCAAGTAAATAATAAACAATTTTACTAAAAATTGATATTATTTAAAAAATCTATATAAAATACAACTAATATATAACCCCAAACATGATTATCGGAATTTGTGGTTTTCAATCAGCAGGAAAAGATACGATTGCAGAATATCTGATAAATAACCATGGGTACCAAAAACTCAGTTTTGCATCCGCCTTGAAAGACATTGTTTCCGTTTTATTTGGTTGGCCAAGAGATAAATTAGAAGGTCTAACCAAAGAAGATCGCGAATGGCGAGAACAAGTAGACCCCTGGTGGTCCAGATCATTGAAGATGCCACAACTAACACCCAGATATGTACTCCAATATTTTGGCACCTATTTATTTCGTAATCATTGGCATCCAGATATTTGGGTAAAAGCAGTAGAAAATAAAATTATAGAAATAAGCAGTAAACACATAACATCAGAAGCAAAGATCGTTGTCACCGATTGTCGATTTGAAAATGAAATCAATATGTTATTGCGATATGGAGGTAAAATTATTCATGTACATCGTAACAAACCTAGTTGGTTTGACAAATACAAAATGGGTCAAGACGTTGAAGAAGTAAAATATATGCATACATCTGAGATCAAGTGGATTAGATGTTATGTTGACCATGAAATCGAAAATAATGGCACCAAAGAGGAACTATTTAAACGGGTTGAAGCCATTATAAAATAACCATGTTGTCGGGCAAAATATATATTATGTAAAACTACTTAAAGAGAACCTCCCTTATATATTTGGGGAACAAGTAAGGTTACAGCATTTTTTTCTATATCTGAAAAACAGACCTTACTGCAATAATCCATCCGACTTTAGCTCATTTGGCAGAGCATTTGACTGTAGTAGTTTGCAACTTTGAAAAAAGTTGTTGTTATCAAAGGGTAGCTGGTTCGATTCCAGCAAGTCGGAAAAGATGGATTTCTATCAGCAAAGAGGGGTCTATAGCTCAGATGGTGAAAGGTCGTAGGTTCGAATCCTAAAATAGAAATCAGCAAGCAAATCTTAGGGCGTTTAGCTCAATTGGTAGAGCGCACGCTTAGCATGCGTGAGGTAAAGAGATCGAAGCTCTTATCGTCCAAGCAATTGTCATCATACAGCAATTTAAACTAAAATTATTAATTAGATCTTACCATCTAACGGGCCTTGTCCAAAAAACATGATGACAGCATTAAAGCAACGCAATCGCATCAGTGGTATAGTGGTAGAATATCTCACTTCCAATGAGTTGACCGGGGTTCAATTCCCCGCTGATGCAAATTTTTTATTTGTTAATAAAAAATAATACGAAAACTTATTTTTTATTTTATTATTATTAAATTACTAATCAATTAATTGATATTATTTTGCTTTGGAATTAATATCGGTTTGGAAACAGGTAATTTACTTTTAAATTCGGTCACTTTATTGGTATATATTTCTAAATCCTCCAATTCTTCATCTTTTTCATTCTGATTATCGTTACTTTCTAGGCCAACAACTATACCCATGACACATTGCAAAATCAAACTCCAAGTTTAAGTTGATAATTCGTAATATGTTTGCTCTAGAAAACGCAGCTGTTAGAGAAGATGACGAAGAAACAGAATTATTCATTTATATAATAAGCTTGTAAATTATTTTTCTCACGTCAAACACCTATACTAAATTCTATAAGCTGCAATTATTTTATTAGTTACCATACAAACACAATGTGACCAATCAGCTTGTCCATATATCTGATTGCCTTCTTCGTCAAGACCTAATTCGTCACCACAATGATCTTTTGTATATTTTGAATTTATAGTAATGGCTTCATAGCAAATACTAATTGCTTCATCTTCTGTTTCAGCAAAACCATAATAATCAAGCCATCCACCCGATGGATAAAAAGTTGAGCCGGCGAAAATAATGTATTTTGGAGACATATTGGTAATTATTGTTTCATACCAGTGAATAATTAAAAAATAATTCAATTTTTATTTATAAATGATCGGCGTTTGAAATATTAAAAGTAACTATTTACTTTTATTTTTGTCTTTGTCCTTGTCTTTGTCCTTGTCCTTTCGAAAATACGTTGTGAATTTAAATTCTTTCGTAGAATAAGAGTCTTGGGGTTTTTCAATATCATAAAGTTCATAATATTCATCGTAATAAATATCAATATCATTGTCAATCGGTACTAATGCATTATTAAATGGGTCCATTAAATTTTTAATAAAATCATTCATTTCTTCTGGATTTTTTTCTGACTGTTTGTTAGTACCAAATAACTTTGCCAATATATAATTATGTTTTTGTTGACTGTCTCGCATTTTGATTTCCTTATGAAACATTTGATCAATAATCGAAAAGGCGGATTTTAATAATATCACTTGTCTCATTAAATAACGCTTTCTTTTAAACAATTTTATTACTATTTTTGCAATTGTCTTGATTTTGTTAGTATTATCATTACATGTAATGTCCGTTTCATATATATATTTCAAATGCGTAAAATAACGGATTTCATTTTTAACATTTGTCAAGTCAGTTATGACCTTTTTACGCTGATCTTCTATACGTTTAATGACCGAAAAAATATTTGTATTATAAATAATCGGATAACGCATTCGAATTACGCGCGGTATAATGAATTGATTTGTTTCTTTTATTTCAGAAATTTTCTTCTCCACATCATCTAATTTTTTCCTCATCTCCTTTTCTATATCAATTGTCGCTCTATCTATATTGACTTTTTTTTGATCTATGTCTCTTTCTATAGTATGCAACTCTTCGCTTAATTCAATAATTGTCTTATCATTTACATCTCTATTCGCATCTTTGTTTATATTGTTGCGATTGAGCATCAATTGCTTTATCGTATGATTATTCAAAATACGTTTTTCATCTAATTGCTCCAATTCATATTGCTGCTTTTGCAAATCATTGTAGCGAAATAATAACACTGATCCTGAAGTAAACTCCACGGTACTTTGCAACTTGTCATATTGATGCGAAGATATTTTATGTGCTTCCGAGGCCGCATCTAACTTCAAGTAATTTACGATTGCTAACAATATAGCTATTATTCCATTTAATGCTGATATAAACACTGGGCCCCAATAAAATGCACTAACATAAGAAGATAAAACAGTAGCAGAAGTAGAAAAGAAAATAGAAGGGATCATATAGATATTCAGTCTCGATTCACAATAAAACTTTGCTTCCATATAAATGATTTTATGTCCCTTTAAATAACTGGCCAATATATCAAGAGCACTGCTGTACTTGTGATTAATATCAGAATATGATTTGTTGATACGGTATTCTACATCTTTAAATTCTACTTTTTTAAATGGAGGCATTTCTTTTAATTTAATATTTTCTGTTAGATGCAGTAAATTTTCATCTTCCGAGTCATAATCATTTTTGGAAATATTTGTATAAATAAAATTATTTAATTCTTTTAAAGGTTCGCTAGTTTTGTTAGTAGAATTCGAAGTACTATGTGTACCCTCTTCCATATTTGATAAAATGTCTCTATCTTCTAATAATTTAGGGATTGACGCATTATCTACATTGGGATAAATATCTTCTATATTTAAAACAATACTAGGTTTATCATTATCATTATTATTAATATCATTAGTATTTTGGTCGTTTTTATCTCCCATCGCCTTATATATTTTATCTCAATATTATATAAGTATGGCACAAACACGTAAAAGTAGAACTGGAACTAAAGGTAGAGGTACCTATTTAAGAGGCTGGGCAAAGGAGCAACCTGGCACCCACCAACGCACTGTAATGATGAAGAAATGCGGTAAAAAGTGCTTTCTAGGCCCCAACAAGACTTTCCCCATTTGCACAAAAAATACATGCACAAGAAACAAAAAAGGAATTCATGCTGCTTATATTCGTGCACGTGAATACTCCACCATCCGCGGCACCAGAAAATACAAAAAGATTGCCAAGAAAGCTTACAACATGTTATATAAATAAAATTGAAAATTAAAAAATTACTATAATTAGATTATAAATTAAATTAAATAAAAATTTATAATATAATTTTAATTAACTAACAAATGACACCAAAACAAGTAAATATGTCTCCATCATTTATGTCTATACAAACATATTTTAAAATGATTCATACAAGTCCTCTCATTATTGCAGACGGATGGGGATGGTTTGTTGATTTAGAAAATCAACAAGTTAAAGAAAAAAAAGGTAGGTATTATCCCAAAATTACCATCAACCATAAATTAGACATGTTCAATCCAAATTATTATTACAGCATTAATGATTTGCCTCCTATTCAGGAAATGAATAGCTTAAGCAGAATGGATAGCCTGCGCAAAATCCCATCCTTATCCAATTTATCGTATTCTGACGAGCAAATGTATAAAAAAAATGATAACAATAATAATAATAATAA